CCACCATCGGCAAACGGCATCATCCTGGCCTTTGGCGAGTGGCAGGTTACTGGGATAGCGGAAATCCAAATACTGCAGGGCTGGCACAACGTGGAACAGACCGCCGACGATGGCTGTCAACTTGATCGTGTATTTACCTGCCCCAACGAGCCTGCCGATGGCCGGCTGGTGGTTGATGCCGATGACCACAGGAGACAGAAGGAACGTCGGACCGAATGGCTTCTTCGCTAGTTCCTCGTAACAATCCACCACCCGCCGCAACAGGTCCGGTGTTTTGATCAGGCAGTCGTTATCCATCTTCACGATCAGGTCGGGCTGCCGCAGCGGCGGATGATCGGCGATGAACTCCAGCACCCGATTAGAGGCGGCCGAAATACCCTCGTTCCTGTGAAGGAAGATCGACCAGGGTGACACACTGCCGTCGGCGATCTGCTCGGCTAACCAGTCGACCGTCCCATCCGTGGACCCGTTGTCAACCACGATGTGTTCGTAGGGATAGCCGGCGTTCTGGCGAAGCGATTCAAAGCTGCGTTGCGTATACTCCAGCCGGTCCCGGGTCAGTGTGTAAATGACGACTCGCATCACAAAAGGTTATGCTTTTTCACGATCACGGCACGGCCATCGGCAACCGACACCGGGCCGTTTTGTGTGATCCCATCCCGTAACTTCGTCCGAAAGATCAGGCGATTGGACTGCACGCCAATATGTCCCTTCGCCGCCAGCGTCAGCCACAGGTCCCAATCCTGAAAGCGGCGGAGCGATTCATCAAAGCCAGGGAACAACTCGCGCCGAATCAGACTCATGGTGCTCACATAATTACCGATCTTCAACCGGGAGAGGCTGAACGGCTGGTTACATTGAATCTTGCCGGCCATCTCATAGCTGCCGTAACTGTAGGCGGCGCCGGGGTTTGACTGGAGCGTCTCCACGAGCCACAACACCGCCGAGGGCTCCCACTCGATGTCGGCATCGGAGAACAGCAGCCACGGATGCCGGCACACCGCCGCCGCCTGGTTCCGCGCCCAACCGGCGCCGCGGCCGTCCATGTCGTGACAGATAGAAACCTGCAACCGGACGCCCACCTGGCGCCCCAACGAAAGCAACGCCGGCATCGTTGACTCGCCCTTACGGGCCGGGATCGCCACCGAAACATCGTGAACCAAACTCATAGAGTCAGAGTCTCATCGCGCGGAATTTTCGGCCAACACTCGAGAGCCGAATCCGGGCTGGCGTTCAACACCTGCACGCCACGAAATCCCAGCGGCTCCACCAGGAACGGGAACGCGCCGGCGTGAACCGATAGCTGGTGCTGGAGAGTCGCCTGGCGGACGCCGTACCCCTCATGCGTGTGGGTGCGATCGCCGTCGAACTTCAGGTCGAAACCCAACAGGACAATGCGTGTGGCGCCGAACAGATACGCCAGATTGATGGCCGAATAACCCGAGGACGAACCGTGCGAGAGACGGCGCGGATCCGAGCTCAAGCCCAACCGTGGCGCCCGGGCGAGCCGCAACAGGCCGTCGCCGGGATAGATTTCGGCCCGCTTCACTTCGCCGTTTTCCAACATGAACCCATTGCAGAGTGTGGTGATCCGGCCGTCCTGCCAGATCGGTAGGATTTGGTCGCGGAACCGGACCCAGAAGGAACAGTCGGCGAAGTGGAGGACGTCGGCCCAGGGCACGCCCGGCCACTCCTCGGCCGGCAAAACCATGCGGTTGATGACGATGACGCGCCCGCGGCCGCGGAGGCGATCGACAGGGAAGCCTCGGAGCGAAGGACCGCCGCCGATAATAAACGCCGTGTCACCCGCCCATTCGCGCGGAACAGCCCAGGTCGCGGCCGCGGCGGGCTCGGGCTGCAGATCAATCTCGTCTGGCATTCCTAGACGATAAAACGGAGCAGCCCACCTTGAAACCGAATTCGGGCGGCGACTAGCGAAAAAACGGCCGGCCCGTCTGTGTCTCCGGGCCGGCCTCCTACGTAGCAGGAAGGAATGACTCTACTTCAACAGCTTAACGAGAACCTGCGGCCGCTTGCAGTAGGGCATCGGGTTGGACTGGGTGTGCAAGAGGACATACCGGTTAAAGTCGTCCACCTTCTGCTTTGCATAGCGCGCCAGGCCCGGACTGTTGACGGTCTCGATGAAGTCGGCCGGCGCCAACAGGGTGCCGAACGACTGGGTGCCGATCGGGACAGCGCGCGCCGTGCCAGGTTCGATGAATTTATGGGTCACCGGAGCCACGCCGGGCGAACCGGCGGTCGTCGCATAACCCACCTCGGACTCGAACACGACTCCGCCGAAATTGAATCCGGTCCGGAGGTCCTCCCGCAACGGCTGCTGCCCAGACAAATACTGGCGATAGGCGTCCTTGACGTTCGGATGGGTGATTAGGGCGTTAAAGAAGTCGGGCGCGGACGGAACCCAAATGGAGGAGACGCTCTCGCCCTCCAGGTTGAGCTCGATATACTCCTTCAACTCCATGACCTTAAGCAGCGGTTCCGAAGCTGGATTCGCCAGGTCGAAGTTAATGGTGTGTTCGGCCCGGCCGAACTCCTGGAACAGATCGGCGATGAGGTTCCCGGCGCCGTCATAGACCAGTCCCTTCAAGGCCCCCCAACTCATGAACTCGCGGGTGACGTCGTGCTTGTTCGCCATCGTGTCGAGTTTTTCGTTGATCAGGTCTTGAATCGCCTCGAAGCTGTCAGTCGTCCCGAATGCGCGGACGCCGGCGACGTCCTGGGCGGTGACGATATCTTCGTGCGGGTAGTGCGGGATCGGGATCCGCGCCAGGTCGCGCGCGGCGCTGGTACCAACCGAGGCGGGTCCGCCCCACGGCACCGACGGCAACAGATTGAGGGAGAACGTGCGGCGTTCAAAGGTCGCCCACCGGCTCCGGACGGGTTTGTCGGGGAACAGGTTCATGCGCCGCAACTTGCCGAAGTTGTTGGGCAGAATGTTGAACGCGTCGGTCATCTCGGTGAGCGAAAAAGCGTCGTTATTGAATACATCGGTGAGTAGGCCAATCATGGTTTTCTGTGCCTCTTTCTCTTTCTCGCTTAGGCGCTCTGCCGGAAGACGATCAACATCGGCGCTAATGCGGTCTTGACGGCGTCGACCTGGGCTTCGGTGATGCCGTCGGGCCACGCTACGCCATTCGTTTTGATGGTGGCCGGTCCGCGGACTAACGCGACGGCCCGGACAGGAGCGGTCGTGTCCCCGGGAATGTACGCAGTGATGAGGAAACCGGCCGGCGTATCGCCGGGCGCCCATGCCTCATATTCGTTGCCGGTCAGTTTGAGGAGCGTCCCGCTCCGCAACTCCTCACCGGCAATCACGTCCACCTCTTCACGGCAGAAGTAGGGCGGTTGATCGGCCTCGGCGGCAAGCCAGTCGCTCAGCCGGGCGTTGGGGTCTACAATCGGTGGCACGTTAGGCCCCCCTTTCTGCGCTGGCTGGCAGGCGGCCAGCCTTCCTCAACATCTGCGTCATGCGCTCGGACAAGCTCTGCCGCTTGGTGGCGACACCCGTCAGACCGCCAATGGTCGGGTTGATTTCCCCCGCCTGGCCGGCAACCGTGACCTTCTTCAAGTCGGCCATGACCTGCTCGGGCGTCAAGTTCTGTTGTTGATACTCCAGCGCCTTGGCCGGGAAACCGGCGATCGCGCAGAGGTCGCGGATCATCTTCTGATCCGCCTTGTATTGATCTACGGCACTGGTGCCTGCGGTCGCAGCCGAAACCGGCGGCGCGGGTGGTTGTTGGGCCGGCGGCTGCGCCTGCGGCGCCGCTGTGCCGGGGTCCGTTGGTTCTGTCATAAGACTCCTTATTCCGCCGGCGTCGGCCAACGGCTGATTCATCAATAGGCCGTCCTTTGTCTTGGACATAGTCGCGATGGCGACTTCTGGCGTGCCTGATTTGTCCGCCAGTCCTGCGGCGATTGCCGCCTTGGCGCCGTCATAGGTGTAGGCGCCCAAAGCGATGATCGCACTCTCTTTAAGGCCGCGTCCGCGCGACACGCGCGAAACAAAGGCGGCATACAGCCGATCGACATCGGCCTGCAAATCTTTCCGTGCCCGGTCCGACAACGGCTCGTAGGGATTGGCGTCGGTCTTTCCCTCGCCGGCCTGGATGAAAGTGGCCTTGATGCCCGCCTCTTCCAGCGCCCCGGAATAATCGACGTGCATGCAGTAGACGCCGATCGAACCCACGCCGCCCGATATGTCGGGCGTGTAAATCTTGGCCGCCTGGCTGGCGAGTAGATACGCCGCCGAATAGGCCATGGGCGCGGCCGCTGCCCACACCGGCTTCTGTTTCCCCACCTTGTGGATCAGGTCGGCCGTCTCATAGGCGCCGTCGGTATAGCCGCCCGGAGAATCGATGTTCAACAGGATGCTGTCGACGTCGGAATCGTCGGCGGCGAACAGGAGCTCGTTCTGAATCTGCCCATACCCGGTCTCATCCCAATACCAGGGATCGTTGCTGAGAACGCCGCTGATTTCGATGATGGCCACGCGGTTCTTGACGGCGTATGGCTTCCGCTGCTCGCTGGTGGTGTTCCAACTCCCGTCGGCCGAGAATAAGACCGGCTTACTTCCGGCCCGGGCCATCAATTCCCGGCGATAGTGGTCGACCGACGCCCAAGGACCCAAAGCGCCCGCTGGCTTTGACGGTGGCGCGGCAGCCGCGGACAGCGGTTTAACCGCAACCAGTACTCCATTGGCGAAAGACAACTCTTGGTTGTTGACCGTCGCGGAGAACCTCGAAACAACAGTGTCTTCGCCCATCTATCCCCCCTGCCCACTAGTTTGAGTGGGGTCTTCTTCATCGGCTGGCTTCCGCCCGGCCGCCAATGCCACCCGCCCATCGGAGTCGTACATCAAACCGAGGTCATCGGCCCGCTGATTGTCCTCGGCATTCTCCTGGTCGATGCGCTCGATGTCCTCGCCCAACTTGGCAATCTCACGGCGCCGCGAACCGAACCCGCTGCGGACCCGGTCGCGGCTCGCCTGCAGGTCCTTAACGGGATCGACCCACGGCCAGGCCGCCGGCGCCCACTCGCACTCGAAAGCCTCCGGATCGGCAACGAACTCAGCCGCCGCGCCGGGCCACAGTCGGCCCTCGAGCAACGCCTGCCGAATCCACCTATCCCAGATCGGCCGGCAGAACTGGTGGATCATGACGTGGTGTTGCCACATCTCCATCAGGCGGCGCATCTCCAGAATGCCGGCGCGCGAAGACGCGAAATTGACGCCGGTCAGATCACCCGATAGCTGCTCGTAAGTCAGCCCGAGCGATCGCGCGATGGCCCGCAAAATGAAGTTAACGAACGCCTGGAAGTTGTTCCCTTGGTCGGGCGGCAGTAGGAAGTGCGGCTCCTCGCCGTCATCGCAATAGTGCACCGAGCCAGGCCCGAGCGTTGCCTCGTGCTTGGTCTTGCCGTCGGCCGGCGGAAGGGAGGGCGGGCTGACCGGGGTCTCGCCCAATATGCCCCTGGAATCCGGCCCGCGCTTGATCCAAATACTCAGCAAATTGGCCAGCTTCTGGCGGAGAAGGGAAGCGTCTATCAACTGCTTCAGGTCGTACAGGGAAATAATGGCCGGCGTGAGCCACGGATAGCCGCGCTCCTGGCCAGGCCGCTTGACCTCGAACATGTGAACGATCTCGGCCGCCGGAACGCGGAACAACTCCATGTCGCGGCCGAAAACATTCTGGGCTGCCGGATGCGTCTTGTACATCCAGTAGGCGGTGCGCCGGCCGATGCCGTCGAACTCGATCCCGGCCTCGATACGGCCGCCGCCGGTGATTAACTCCGTCTTCTCCAGGGGGCAAAAGTCCGCCTCGAGCGGCTGCAGCTGCATCCCCACCGGCAAACCGTCCTGCGGCAACCGGTACCGGATCCGAGTGAACGAGTCGCCGTCGGCGCGCTGGGCCCGGACCGCCAACGCGCACAGGGCGTAAAAGTCCATCGTGCTGTTGCTGCAGCAGACCTTGCTCCAACGGTCGAACAGGTCGATCATCTGCTGGCGCTTTTTGGCATCCCGATGTCGCGGCCGCGGAATCGGACCAGTGGAAACCGCATTACTGACGAACAGGTCGAGCGCCGCCGACGCCCACGGATTCTCGACAATGAGCTTTCGGCTGCGATTCCGCATCAGCTTTCCGTCGCTGACGATCGCCGCGTTTATCTCATTTGCCGGCGGCAACCAACTCTTGATCCGCTGCACCATCCGGCCGCCGCTGTCGAATCCAGACGCCAACTTCTCAACCGTGCCCGAGAGGAGCGTCCGATAAGCGCCCGAAAGCCGATCTGCTAATCCTTGTTTCCCACCTTTAGGCGTATTCATTCTGGTCAACCCTGGTCACTCGTACTGGCGTGTTGCTGCCGGTGGTGGAATTCATGGGCGGGAAGGGCGTCCCGCCCAGAGCGACGATCATCCGATCTACCAAGTTGATCGCCTTGGAGATGTCGTCCTGCGCCTTTTTGACTTCCATCCGGCTCTCAAAGCGCGTTTCATGGGCGGCGCTTAGATAAGCCGCATACAGATCCGCGCGCTTCCGGTACCACCAATCCAATGTCTGCAACGGGTCCGTCATAACACGAACATTAGCACCGGGCCGCCGCCGCGCGTCCGTCGATCGGGACATAAAACCGCCGATGCGTTAAATGTCCCGATCAGGCCGCCGCCGCTAGTCGTCGGAAAGGTAAGAGGACTGAACCGGGCGGGGAACCGCGGCCACCGGCTTTTGCTCGGTGAGCCCGAACTTGCGCCGATAGACGATCCAATCGTCCTCGGTCCAGCGGTCAATGCGGCACAGGTACATGCCGCCCATCCCGTACACGAACGTGTCCAGTGGCTCGTTCCGCATGTACACCTTCTCCCACCGGATCTTGCCGTTGGCGACAATCTGCCGCTCCCCGGTGAGGCCGCGATAGTACTCTGGCGCGAGGTCTT